GGTATATGGAGGAGATTATCGCAACGTAAGTGGAAGCAATGTAACCCCCAGTGGCGACATCAACGCTGCGGCAACAACGTATTCAGTGACGGACACCAGTCTTCCTTACAGCTTGGAAGTGGTTACCAGGAGCGCAGGAATTGTGGAGCAGACGGACATCACAAGAACTATTACTACAAGTTCTACGACAAACTCCTTGTCTGTCTTCTCGCAATAGGGTGTTTAGCGCCAGTTAGAGCACAGGAAGGTGGCACGACTGCCATTGCAAATCCTGTTGCAACATCTACTGGTTCAGTATCAAACCAGGCGGTGCAGATTAATCAGGGTGGTTATAGCCAGCAGGGCTTTGGGAATGGACATACATGTAATTCGTCTACCCTGGTAATGACACCGTTTTACTTAGGTAATGACGTTAATAATCCTGATGCTAGTTATGTGAGGAATCAAAACTTTGGAGCACAGATTAGCCTTAGTGTTCCGTTGGATGGAAAGATGGTGGAGTTATGTAAAGAATTAGCACGTAAAAAAATTGAAAAAGAACGTCTTGATTATGAGTTGGTGAGGGTACTTAAGTGCGCCGAGCTGCAGAAGATGGGTTACATGATACGACCCGAGTCACAATTTTATCCGCTTTGCTCCGACGTAATCTCCATCGCCGCCTTCCAAAAGTCTCAACAGGTTTCCCCCGTAACTTCTGAACCTTTGCAGCGGCAGCCTTGAAGGCTGGCTTGAAGATTTGTACTAAACGTTTAAACATTGAAGTAGCGGCGAGGGTAGCACCAACGCTTATGACGCTTGTTGTTGCTGCAGCCGAAAGTATTTCTGCCTTTGGCACGGGGATATCAAGATTAGTTCCTGGCAGGGTAATTGTTGTGACTTCTACTGGTGATGTTGGTTCTAAGGAAGGCGAAGGTAAGACGAGTTTTGGAAGTTGTGGTTTGGGTTGCTGCTGGAGTGCTTGTTGTATCAGGCCCCTTATTGATTCTGGTGTCAGCTTTGGCTCTTCTTTCGTAGGTTCTGGTTCTTTCTTTGCATTGGGAAGAAGAGTATCTGGATCACCAGCGGTAGCAACCGGTGGAATGTAGAGGGGCGTATATGCAGGAAGATCTGCCCTTGGAAGCTCCAGGAAAGGAGTATCCAAGGACAGAGGAGTAGGCAGTGTTGGAGCCGGGAGGTTAGGAGCTACTGGCAGTAGCAGCGGTTCCATTATTTAGCGAGTAGGACTATTGTGCCTCAAGAGCAGCAACTTTTGCTTCAAGAGTTTCAATTGCTTGTTGTTGGCGTTTAACAACATCCAACAACAAAACAGTAACGCGATCGTATTGAACACCGTCAGGGTATGCCTTGGTATTGTCTACCAAAACTTTTTCTTCGACGCCCTGATCGTTAATCTGAGTTTCGTAAGCATCTTCAGAATACGACCATTGAACAAGGCGCGGTTCAATTTCTGCAACTTCTTCTGCAATTAAACCGTACCAAGACCAGTCTTCTCGATCTGCCTCTGCTTTAGAGCGATACCAGACAGGTCTAAGATTTAATACTGCATCTGCTTTTTCTGTAAGAATATCTTCGATGTTTTGCTTGTAAGCAATAGAAGAAGTAGATCGCAAAATTCTATTTTCATTGGCCGTGTGAATAAACGCATTTGCTGCTGAAGCTGTAGTGCCGCAAGTTATTAGGTGTGTTCCATTGATATTGGTCATTAAAGTTCTATTTAGTCCGGCAACAGTACCGCTATCTGCGCTTGCATAAATTTCAAAATTGCCGCCGTTATTTCTAATTGCTGTGTCAAAACGTCCGGTGCCACTGCGGCGCATAAATATTGCACTATTCGCTTCATCTGAGCTAATTGTGAGTACTGCATCGGAAACATCACCAGTAATTCCGTCTTCAGCAATGATCACGTGCCCATTGGGCGCAATTCTCATTCGGTCTTCGGGAGTAGATCCGGTGGCAAAAAAGATGCTTCTATTTTCGTTTGAGCGAGATTGTATGATTAAAGTACCTGCCGGGTAGTCACCACCAGCGCCTGAACCCGAGAAGATATAGCAACTATTTTCACCTGTAACTAATGAGTCACGTCCATCCATTCCAAAGCTAATTCTTCCATCAGCAGGAATAATTGATACTGTATTTACACTGTTTATGGCGCCTGCTGATCCAAAAATCGTATTACCTGTTGAATCAATACGCATCCTCTCTGTCGGAGTTACACTGCCCGAGTCAGATGTCTGAAAAACAAGCCGACCAGGCATATCGCCTACAGCTGCTGTGCCATCCACAAAACCCATAATTCGGGCGGCACGTTGCATATCGGCACCGTCATTACCTTGGAATTCAAGTGATCCAAGGCCATCATCATCGTCTACCAGGCCGTTATCGCTAACAGCCGCGCCTCTGGTTTTACCAAAGAAAAGACCAGCCAAGCCATTGTCATCAGAGTTTCTAACAAGAGATATTGTTGAATTATTAAAATCAGTACCCTCAAGTTGGATTTGAGGGGTTACAGAGGTACCACAAAAATCTGCACGGGCAGTACCATGACCGACCAGCAACCTGCCGGAGCTATCGATGCGTAAACTTTCCGCACTAGTCGAAGCGCCAGTTCTCCGTCTAAAAGCCAAATCCCCAACACTGGATCCTGTTTTAACACTTGAAATCGAGTGCTGAGTAGTGTCCGCAATGAATAGCAACGCAGACTCAACATTGGCAGACGTATCATTATTTTCAATACGCAAACCAGTAAATGAGCTGTTAGGACTTGCCGAAAGTGCTGCAGCACTCGACCACGTATCTGAGGTTTCTAAAAAGGTCGATAGCAAAGAACCAGGACTCGTAGTGCCGACCCCTACGCGCTGTGCCTCATCAATAGTTAAGGCAACAGTGTCACCAGTCCCTGTAGAAAATTTAAGACCTAAATCAGTATTGGCGCTTTCGCTATATCCGCGAATACTACCCAGCGTCGTCCCTGCGCTGTTTTCAAATAAGATTCTTCCAAAATCATTACCAGTGCTCGCAGTAGTGTTTCGCGTCAACTTGAAGCTAGGCGGTCCACTCGCAAGTTCAAGATTTGCACTAGGACTACTAGTCCCCACACCTACGTTGCTGCCGCTTACTGTTAAAGCCGCACTTCCTGACGTTGTAATTGCAAGGACATTAGCTGCAGGACTGAACAGGCCGGTATCCGTATCCCCGGTTATGGTCAGTGACGGGATTGCAGCTGTACCAGAGGCAATTGTATGTACACCCGTTACGCTGAGATTCGGGAATACAAAATCAAAACCGCTTGCAATCGATGCAGGGGTTACGGTGCCATCACTTGGGGTCCCAACGGACTGCGCATCACCAAGGACGGTGGCAAAGAAAGTTGTACCAGAAACTGGTGGAGTTGTGAAAGTTAGTCCAGAGCCTGAGATGGTGTAGTCCACCCCAGGCTGCTGGATAACACCACCTAAGGACAACAGCACGTTTTGGGCTAAGCCTGGGATAACGCCTTGAGCACCGGCTGCGGTACTCATTGTGAATCCACTAGCAGTACCGTTAAATCCCCCTGAGATTTGGTCCAGGAGGATATAACGACCGACTACGGGCTGTTGACCGAGGTAAGCCATTTAAATATAGGAACACAATTATTTATGTTCCTATTTTACTTCACTCGGCTTGAGGGGCGACTTCCTCGACTGCTTCGCCATCGGCAAGTTCCTTCAGTGCATTGATTGCACCTTGGATCGAAATAGCTTTTTCTTTAGCAGCGCCTTGGATCTGAACAGCTTGATTGTGCTGTTCGACAACTTGTTCCAGCTCTTTGTAAAGAGCGTCGATCTTTTCTTGGATGTCAGCCATGGGTTGGTTAATTACCTTGAAAGATTATAGGGTCAACCAGAGATCCAGGGAAGTGGTAATACCACGATAGGAGGATTCTTTTGCTTTTCAATGTTGTTGACCAAGCCACTCTCAAGTTGTGCGCAGTATTCAGCGCCAAGAGCAGTCTTCACCCATTCAAGGCCACCGGAATAGGTGATGTCGGCGTAGGGCACAAAAGAAGCGGGGTCGGGCTCACCAAAACCAACGGAACCGTATGCACCGGCGGAGTATTCCTTTTCTTCGCCAGAGACGGTGACGGTTTCTTTGGCGTTGCAGCGCCAGTGGGCAGTTTTCACGACATCACTGAGACCTTCATCGGAAACAGCGGTATCGAACTGGGAAATAGTCCAGGTAATTAAGGCGGCCATTTTGAGTGTACTTTTTACTTATTTTAACGTCTTAAGTGTTTTAACTAACGGGATAGCCTGCGGCCTTAGCATGCTTTTCAGCTGCCAAGATCTGCGGCATACGCGCTGTCTTGACATTGGGGTAATACTTTAAGTAGCCGGTGAGGCGCCAAAGCCAAGCACGAAAGCGATCATCTCTTACGTATTTGGGATTTTCTGGATCGTGGGGCTCACTACCCATGTAAGGACAAGGGATAAGTTTTATTCCACTAAGGAAGTAAACGGCGCGTGCAATTGCCATCGACCGTTTCATGTGAAATTTATCTGTTACTACGTATAGGTTCTTCGGCTTGAAGGACTTGATTAACTTGACCGTTTCAGTGAAGTTGGTGACCGTGTCCCAGGCTTTAAAGTCGAGTAGAAAACGATCGTCGTTGATCCCGGCACCACGAAGCAAGTTGACGACGTGATCTGGACTGCCTTCTGAGCTGACGATCACTTCTGCAGAGGTGTGCTCCTCTGCTAGTTCGATGACCTTGTAGAGCCGGGCGGCGTTACCACCCAGCTCGAGGATGATGTCCATTACTCAGCTGCGGGCTCTTCACTGCCGGGCTTGACGGGCCAAACAGGGTTTGCAGGGTCAGCAGTGTTAGCTGGCAGGTCGCGCAACGCTTGGCGGTACGCCGTCATCTCTGCAGAAAACCCGCCAAGGTCGGGAAGACCAAGGTAATCGGTTTCGGCAAGTAGCCGATCGCGCTTACTGCGAAGGTTGTTTAGCAGAATGTCTTCAAGGCTTGGTTGTGTTGATGTCATGGTTAATACTCGCTAACTTAATTATATGTAGAGCACAGAGGCGTCACCATCGTCGAACGTGCCGCCTCCTACCGCAAACCTAACAGTGGTCAAACCTCCAGCATTAATAGATGGCGCGACGCCTGCACCTTGAACCGTGCCAGCTAAAACATTCTGACTGTTATTGAACATTCCATTCCAGGAACAATGCCAGCGCCCGTTTCCCATTCTGCGAAGCCGATACTGGCACTCATATGTTCTAGCAGCTTCAACAGTTCCAAGAACCCATCCTGCAGATGCTGAATGGATCTCGGTTGTTGAACCGCTAAAAACCAAAGACGTGCCAGACCGATAGCTGCTTGTTTTTACACCATCTGAATCTCCAACTTGCACCCTGATTTCATCATTTCCCGATGAACTAAAGTTGCGTGCAATTAGTTCAACAACGTTGACGTCTGCTGGAATGGTAAAGTCAACTGACGCATTGCCGTTTAATGTCAAAACGGATGAACGGGTAAAACCAGCAGGAGTTGCCCACTCCGGAGCACTGCCACCTCGGCTAGTCAGTACCTGACCGCTTGTGCCAAAGTTTTCACCTCCAATACCAAGTCCCCCTTGGTTGTTGATCCGGAAACGTTCAGTTAATGTGCTCGAGTTGTTTGGTGTTGTCGAGAAAATTAGATTCCCTGGCATATCACCAGCGCCGGGATCTGTATCTACAAAACTTGAAACACTAGCCGCAGGAACAAAGTTTGTTCCGTCTGCACCAGTAAATTCAATTGCACCTAACTTGTCACCATTAACAACAACAGTGTTAGTTCCTTTTGTGCTTGATTTTGATCGACCAATTGTTAAAATTGGAGATCCAGTCGTTGCCGATGAATACCGGGTTAAAGATGCACACGAATCATCACCAGTACCAACAATCTGCAGTTGGCCTGTAATTCGGTTTGAAATGCTGCTATTCGTACCAACTAACAACCTGCCGTTGCTGTCGATACGCATCCGCTCAGTATTGCCAGAAAAAACCAGACTTCTCTCGCTTCCGCCATCTCTAAATTGAAGCGTAATATCGTTGTCTTCGTTTGCGGTAATTTGAAGGTTGGTATTACCAGTTGTATTGCCAATGCGAAGTGCTGCGCTACCGTCTGTGCCTTCAACATGAAGCGGCGTGCTTGGACTCGCAGTCCCCACCCCGACGCGGTTATTAACAGCATCAACAAAGAGAGTATCGGTATCAACGGCAAGGTTACCGTTTGCGCTGATAAGCATCCGCTCGGTTAGTGCTGATGCGCCGTCGGCGGTGGTAGAAAAGACTAGGCGAGTTGGTTGACTAGAGCCAGAGGTCCAAGTCCCGCCGTCTCTATGTGCACTTACCCTTGCCGCTTGGACATGACCTGAGTCAGTAAAGCTAAGAGTGCCTAAAAAGTCGCCGTCAGCAGGAGTCGCACTACCTTTGGCTAAATGGACAATCCCCGCACCTGTTGCACCAGCGTTATTGCCTTCAAAGATAGCCGTACCATTCTGAGCAGCTGTAGACGTACCAACTAACAACCTGCCGGAGCTGTCGATGCGGAGTGCTTCACTAGCTGTTCCTGCTCCTACAACAGAAAAATATAATTCCGTGTCTTCACTATCTGTTGTTCTATCGGTAAATACAGCGCCAATTTTTGCAGCTGGATGAGCTACATCAGTAGGCTCTGCTGTAAAACTAAGGGCTACTACGTTGTTCGCAGTTGTATTTGTATTGGCTACAAAAATACCACCTGCGGTAGCAACATTAGTGTTGGTTGAAGCTCGATCAAAATAAATATCACTTCCATTGGTCACCCACTGACCCGCTGGATCAGAAGACCACACTAAATTTCCACCCGAATCCAACGCCAAAACTTGGCCATCGGTACCGCCCGTAGCGCTGAGCTTCGGTGCCGTAACAGCTTGATCATTAATGTTGCCGGTTTCGACAGCAAACGAAGTAAGGACGTTACCGATGTAAGGCATGATCAGATGGTGTTATCTTGCGGGTTCAACATGTAGGAAACAACAACGTCAAGAACGTCAGTGTTACCTGCATAAGCACGGATCACGTCTTCTGATTCGACAATGATCTTGTTACCAGTCATGATTTCAAGAGAAGACTGGTTCGGGACTGTTCCAGAGGTGATGATTGACCCGGTGGAAGTTGCCCCAGACTTCACTAACTCAATCGTTACGTTTTGAGCGTTAGCGGAAGTATTAGAAGCAATGATACTAAGAATTACACCGTAGTTACCGGTTGGAACTCCACTGGAGTTGGTTGTGCCAGAGACAACTGCAGTGGGAGAGGTTGACCCGCTTGCGATGTTTTGCCTGGCTACAGAAACGAAACGAGCCATTACTTATAAGTTACTGCGCAGTTTTCTTAATTATAAGCTGCTTAGCCAAGAGCAATTGCGTAAACAATCGCAGTGTTATCGGCATAAGCTTCAGTGGCAACATTGCTTCCACTGATCTGAAGCGTTGATCCATACAAACCACTGGCGCCAGTCACGGTCGTACCAGAAACCGTGGTGAAGTTTGCGGTAGTACCGGTAACTGTCGTTCCAGTAATTGTTGTGAATCCACCGGTATCACCGGTGATTACCGTACCAGAAAGCGTAACAAAGTTTGCAGTTGTGCCAGTAACAGTCGTACCGGTAACAGTTGTAAATCCTGCGGTTACACCAGTCAGGGTAGTGAACTGACCGAGATTTCCAGTAAGTGTATTGAACTGTCCTGCGTCTCCTGTGACAGTAGTCCCAGAAAGTGTTACGAAGTTTGCGGTAGTTCCGGTGACTGTTGCGCCGGTGACCGTTGTGAAACCAGCAGTTGCACCAGTAAGTGTTGTGAATTGAGCCAGGTTGCCGGTAACAGTTGCACCGGAAACTGTCGTAGTGCCAACAACTGTGACGCCAGTAATATTCGTTGCCCGGACCGCAGTGCCAGTAATCGTGGTTCCGCTTAACGTACCGGTGACATTGACACCAGAAGCAAAGAAGCTGTTGCCGTCAACCGTCAGGTCACCAGAAACAATCAAGCTTCCGGTGACGGTATGACCAGAAGTGATCAGAGTCTGGAAATTACCTGTCGTGAAGTTAGCCGTGGTGCCGGTAACCGTCGTCCCTGAGAGGGTGACGAAGTTTGCAGTAGTACCGGTAACGGTGGTTCCAGTGACAGTAGTAAAGCCTGCCGTACCACCAGTCAGTGTGGTGAACTGAGCAAGAGTACCGGTAAGAGTTTGGCCACTAACCGTTCCAGTAACACTGATTCCGGAAGCAAAGAAACCGGAACCACCAATAAAGATATCGCCGTCTACATCAGCATCTCCAGTGACCGTGATGTTTTCACGGATGATGCCAGTCGTGAAGGTTGCAGTTTTGGCCGTTAAGGTGGTGAAGTTACCAACATCGCCGGTAACCGTTGCACCAGAGACGGTCGTGGTGCCAACAAGGGTGACGCCAGTGACGCTATTGAATTTACCAATGCCGCCACTAACGGTTGCACCAGAAACTAAGGTGGTGCCGACAATGTTGACACCGGTGATATTTGTAAAACGGGCTAAGGTGCCGGTAACGGTTGTGCCGCTGAGCGTGCCGGTGACTTGAACGCCGGAGCTGAAGAATCCTGAACCCTTGGCAAACAGGTTGCCAGATACGGTGAAGTCTCCGCCAACCGTATGGCCAGACGTAACTAAGGTTTGGAAATTACCGGTGGTGAAGTTAGCAGTCGTACCGGTGACCGTTGCACCAGAAAGACTGGTCGTAAAGGTACCGGTGGCACCGGTGATGCTGTTGAATCGGGTGGTTAAACCAGTGACTTCGCCAACCGACAGGAAGTTGGAAACCGTGCCGGTGATTGCAAAGAGGTTGGTGAACTGACCTTCATTACCGGTGACGGTTGCACCAGAGATTCGATCCGTGAAGGTACCAGAAACACCCGTCAGTGATGCAATGGTGAACGTTGTTGCAGTCAGGTTGATTGCGTTGACGTTCGTACCATTGACGTTGGTACCAGTCAGGGTCGTACCGCTGACAGTACCGCTGACCGTTGCGTTGGTTTGAACAACGAGAGAACTAATTGTTGCCTGGTTAGTAACCGATAAACCAGACGTAGTAGTGGCACCAGAAACCGTGAGGTTGTTCTGGACCGTAACGGAACCACTAACGGTGCCCCCGGTGCGGGGAAGATAGAAAATATTTAAATACGCCTTTGTGCCAGAGACAGTGAGCTTTTTGTTTTTAATTGCAGGGTCGACTTCAGCCGTCTGCACAACCGTCAATAGGTCGGCATCTGCTAGGTCGATACCTGCAATTTCTTGTAACTCGCTTATCCTGCGATTAGCCACTACCTATTACACATAAATGCCCTTGAATCAATTATAGTTCCGTTAGTCCAATACCTTACTTAACCCTGATTTCAAGGCGAGGTAAGACATTGGTTGCAAAATTCCAGCCTGCTTGAACACCTGCCACCAGGCCGCAGGAGACAACTAGAACCAACAGAAGCTCTGCAATCGTTAGGTTCCGACGTACATAAACCACTTGCGGTTGTTGTACTTGAGGAGCCGCCGCCTGCTGAGCTACGGTTTGTTGAATGGCAAGTTCTCTGGCTCTTGCTTTCATCATTTCTAGTTGCTCAGGACTGATCTGTGTAGGAGCCGGAGCTTGACTAGGGGGTACTTGTTCTTCCATTGGAGCAAATAGTTTTCCCACACATTAGCATCTGAGAAAGACGTGTGATTATGGCTTACGGAATTCGAAAAGGACTTGAAGACGTTGCTTGGGAACTGAAGGGAATTAAGAACATCCTTTCGTCCTTATGGCATAGCCGTTACGAAAACGGCGAAACTGACATCCTTAATCCCCAGGCTTATGCCGATGAGTACATTTCGACCGAGGAATGTGCCAGGCGTCTGAATGTTTCTGACCAAACACTAAGAAACTGGATGGCAATGGGTCGTAAAAACCCTGAAAAAGGCTGGGTTGAAGGCATCCATTACGTCAATGCCTCCCCGGATCCCAACCGTAAGGCCGTTATTCGCATCCCCTGGAACCAGCTGGTGCGCTCGTTTGCCAAGAACCGTGATATGGAGCCGAACGATTACCGGAAAAAAGCGCCTCCCATGTATGTATCTACGAATTTTGACGCCCTTGAGTAATGGCCCATCGCTTTATCAACGTGAAAATCGACATGGTTACGGTTGAAAACCACCGGGACGTGCTGCCGGAATCTTTGGTGAACCAAATCCAAATGTTCTTGCCGCCTGAAGGTTCTTTTGATGACGGCTGCCTGCAGCGTTATTTAGAAAACCTAAAGAATTACGAGCAGGAAGACGCAAATTCTGGGATGACGCTGGCAAATCGCCTTCGTCTGGCATTTCAGGACATGAGGCCGGACACAATTTGCGGTAAATTTCCGAAAGCGGAGCTTCCGCTAAAAAGACGGCTGCGTTGCGTGGCTGAATACCTGATTCGTTCTGGTGAATTCGATAAAGTCCGCGACGAATCCGGTAAACTCATCAAGAAACGCGGAATATTAGGCAAAATGGTGGTCTTGTACCAGCCAATGCCTAAACTATTGGAATCTTTAGAACGTCAGGGGTTGATAGAACAATGAACCGTCGTGAAAAACTAATTGCTTCCGTCATTGGTCCAGAGATGGATGAGACGAAAGCACGGATGTTGGACGCAACTGTCCGTCTGATCCTCGGGGATATGGGCCAGCAGTACTCCAAGATGTGGGAATGTGAAGGACCTGGAGTAATGGTGTTCCAGCCCCAGAACAAAGAGCGGTCTATGTTCTTCTTTACGCTCAAAGAGATGCACGCAGCACAAGAAGAGTGCGAAAAATCAAATGACGGTGACATGGCTGAGTCCTTCCGCCGTATTTTGGGTGCTGCTCAGAAGATTGACCCTAGCGAAAAAGCTGGTTACATCATCAATGATGATGAAGGCATGCGTTATTTTGAGGTGGACTACAACCAGATGACTAATAGCTGATGGGATTCCAGAGCATTTATGCCCACAAGGAAGATCTTGAGCTGATTACCAACTATGACCTGGTTGCATCAGCGCATGCTCTGCTGGAAGGCATTGATCTTGATGTCGCCAGCTCCAGCATTGCCAATAAATACGTAGAAGCAAAGGAATACTTCTCTCCAGCGGACGATGGACTGAACTGCCAGCAGTGGCACGGAAGTGTTTACTTGTTTCCGCCCAGTGGGGCGTACTTCTGGGACAAAAAGAACGATCGTTGGAAGATGACGCGGGCTTCCTCTCCCACGTTGACCTCTTCTCATGCGGTCTGGTTCCGGAAATTGTACAGATCCTGGCTGGCACGGGAGGTTGACCAGGGACTTTACTTCACAAATTGTCCGGACATGATCCGGTACGAACAAAAAATCTTTGATTTTCCGATCTGCATCCTCAAAACCTCGCCGCTTTTGTTAAAAAATACAAGCAACGGCATCAGCAACCATAAAACCTGCACTTCGTTTTTGGTATATTTGCCGCCCATGAATGACTCAGCAGAAGCTACCGAAAAATTCGTCGATATTTACTCCGAGAAGGGCCGTATTCTCTGTTAAATTCCGTATACTGAAAGACGATTAACGGGGCGCATGACGGTTTTAGCTGACTGGCAGATTCAAGAACTGGCT